GGTGCTGAGTGCCAACAGTTCGCTGAGTTTTTCGCCGATGGGTGAAACGCACACCATTGCGGTGTCCGGGACACCAGGGTCGTACTCGCAAATACCGAAGACGTGGTTGCCTTGCTCGTCATGCACAGCGTAGTCGATGCTGACCTCCAGTGCGAAGTCGATGCCGTTGATCTTCAGGCCGGAGATCTGCCGCAGCGCGTCGAAAGAAACGGCGTCGAAGCTGTCCGCGACCAGTTGCTGGCGTACGATCGATGCGATGCGCTCGACCTCAAGGTGCTTGATGTACAGAGGGCGTTTGCGGTCGCAGCACCGGTAGTCAAGGGTCAGTGCCGCCATTCACTTCTTCTCCGTCACGTTGCGGCGGTACATCCGAACCAAGTTCCCAACATCCTCACGAATGTCGGGCGGCAGACGACTGGCCTCGACGAAAGCGTCGTCGGCGCTGATGCCGAGGATCTCGGCCGCCTTGCGGATCAGTTCGTCCTTGGGCGGTTTTTCCATGTCGCGCTCGATGCGCGACCAGTAGGCGGGTGATATCTCCAGCTGACGCGCAAAGTCATTCATTTGAATGCCTTTCTCTTCGCGCTTCTTGCGGATGAATGCTCCAAAGGGCATGGTTGTGACCTGATTGCGTGATTAGTTAACGGCAGATGATAGTGACCAGAAGCCACTCTGTCAACTGTTTCGTTAACACGCAATGGATTCATGGCTGGCGGGCACGATTACCCTGCGTTGCCATCCGCTTCGGAAGATCAGGCTCACTATCCCTGACGGTTGCAATTCCTCGGAGCCGTCATGAAGAACCTCGAACTCGCATCTCCCCCAGAGATGAGCGCCAGCGCCCGTGCTGGCGAAATCGCCGCCATCCTCGCAAGCGCCATCATCCGCACCCTTGCTGCGGATGAGCCAAAACAGAGAGAAGTTGGCCTTGGCTTCCTGCCCGACCAGCGCGTTCATACAACCCCCTATCAAGAGGAGAAGTTGTGATGAACGAGAAACAAGCATCCGTCGCCGCACGGATCGCAGAACTGGCCTGCCTGCCGATGTCCGAGCTCTGGACGGTGTGGGATCGATATTTCCCGCGCCGCCCGGACTACCCCAACCGCACGCACGTCGAATCCCGGATCGCCTACAAGCTGCAGGAGGAGGCCTTCGGCGGCCTCGCGCCTGAGACCAAGCAGCGTCTGGAAGCCATCGGCGCGAAACACTCCAAGATCAAGTTGCGGGCCAAGCCGCGCGAGTTCGATTTCGCGCCTGGGACGATCCTGCTGCGCGAATGGGGCGAGCGCGAACACCGAGTGACAGTCACCGCCGAGGGGCTGTTTGAGTACCAGGGGCGCAACTTCAAGAGCCTGACGGCGGTGGCCCGCCACATCACCGGCGCGCACTGGTCGGGGCCGCTGTTCTTTGGCCTGAGCAAGGGAGGTGTGCGATGAGTGAGATCGCCAGCACCAAGCCCCGCAAGCGCTGCGCCGTCTACTGCCGGGTATCTTCCGACGAACGCCTCGACCAGGAGTTCAACTCCATCGATGCACAGAAAGAGGCTGGCCACGCCTACGTCGCAAGCCAGCGATCCGAGGGTTGGATTCCGGTGGCCGACGACTACGACGACCCCGGCTTCTCCGGCGGCAACACGGAACGGCCCGGGCTGAAACGCCTGATGGCCGATATCGAGCGCGGCCAGATCGACATCGTGGTGGTCTACAAGATCGACCGCCTGACGCGCAGCTTGGCCGACTTCTCCAAGATGGTTGAAGTGTTCGAACGCCACGGGGTGTCCTTTGTGTCGGTCACACAGCAGTTCAACACCACCACGTCGATGGGGCGGCTGATGCTCAACGTCCTGCTGTCGTTTGCCCAGTTTGAGCGCGAGGTCACCGGTGAGCGCATCCGCGACAAGATCGCCGCCGCCAAGCGCAAGGGGATGTGGATGGGCGGCGTCCCGCCCCTGGGCTATGACGTCGACAACCGCATGTTGGTCATCAACGAGGCCGAGGCGGCAGTGGTGCGTCGCATCTTCAAGGAGATGCTGACCATCGGCTCTCCGACGCAGATCGCCGTCAATCTCACCGCCGACGGGATTACGACCAAGGCCTGGACGACGCAGGAGGGCCAGACCCGCAGCGGCACGCGCATTGACAAGAAGTACCTGCACAAGCTGCTGCGCAACCGCATCTACCTGGGGGAGTTGTCGCACAAGGGGAACTGGTACCCCGGCGCGCACCCGCCGATCATCGACCAGGAGCTTTGGGACAAGGTCCACACGGTGCTGGCCAGGGATGGGCACGCCCGGTCGGTGGAAACCAAGATCCGGTCGCGCACCGACGCCTTGCTGCGCGGCCTGCTGTACGCCCCCTCGGGCGAACGGATGTACCCGACCTACTCGCGCAAGAACGGGCGCAAATACCACTACTACGTGTCCAAGTCGGAAAGCCGGTTCGGGGCACCGGGCAAGAGCTACGAACGCCTGCCTGCACCTGAGATTGAGGCGGCGGTGGTGGCCCAGATCCGCACGGTGCTGACCAGCCCGGAGTCCATCGCATCGGTGGTGCGCCACATCCAGCGCAACGGCGCTCAGATCGACGAGGCAACCACGGTGATGGCGATGGGACGGCTCAACGACGTGTGGGATCAGTTGTTCGCGGTCGAGCGTCACCGCATCGCCAACCTGATGATCGAGCGCATCGACCTCGTCCACGTCGGCGAGGTGCAGGGCATCAAGGTGAAGTGGCGGGAACTGGGCTGGGACGCCCTAATCGGCGAGTTCGCCCCGAGGGGCATCGGCGCGGAACTGGTGGAGGTCGAAGCCTGATGGACGACACACTGGAAACCTTTGTGCCCCTGACGTTTCGCCGCCGGGGCGCGCGGCGGGTGGCCGCCGATGACCGCCACGTTCACGATGTGACGCTGCTGGAGGGGGTGGCACGCGGTTTCTACTGGCAGCACCTCGTGGACACCGGTGTGATGAAGAGTGGGTCAGACATTGCCCGGGCCGAAGGACTGCACCCCTCGGTGCCCAACGAGCTGATGCGCCTGACCCTGCTCGCGCCCGACATCCTCGAACTGCTGATGGCCGGGCGGCAGCCCCGCCGGATGAACCTGATCTGGTTCCAGCGCAACCCGCTGCCGGTGGATTGGGAGGCGCAACGCCAGATCGTGAAGCGCTTTGAGGAGGACGCATGAGCAAGAAGCACCGGGGCCGGTTCAAGGGTGATCCGGTCACCTATCAACTGCCGAACCCGGCAGGCGGCGTGCAACTGGAAACCTTCGTGCCCTGGACGCTGGTGAAGCGGGGGCTGAAGAAGCAGGTCATCACGCCCTTGGACGCGCCGCAGGAATTTCTGTCCGAGGCCACCCGGGAGCGGGAAGCCCGGTCGGCCGCGCAGGACACCGCGTTGATGCGGGCGCTCGGACTGGCGCACCACTGGCAACGCCTTCTGGATGAGCAGCGGGCGGCATCAGTAGCCGAGATCGCCGAGGCCGAAGGCATGGACGTGACACAGGTGCGCCGGGTCATGCGGCTGACGCTCCTGGCCCCGGAGGTCGTGGAACGGCTGGTGGGCTCGCCCGATGCCGTGCTGGAAAAGGTGATGCGCCGTCCCTGGCCCAACGCGTGGGGCGACCAGATGCGGATGCTCGCGCCACCCGGGTGAGCGCGTCGCGTCCAGCGCCAGCAACCGCCTGCGGGCGGTTTTTTTGTGGCTGCTCGGCACTCGGTCGCCACCGCTTCAGGAGTTGCCAACCACAACCGACCGCCTCTAAACCCGCGCCAGCAAAGGAAATGACCTCGAGAACGCTCGCGTGGCCACCAGAGAAAACTGAGAACGGAGAGGCGTCGGTGGGGGCAAAAACGCCGTCTTCGCTGGGGTGGCGCTCGCGAGGCCAGGCCCGAAAACCGCGCCAACACTGGGGGAACGGGCAAAAAAAATCCCAACCGATGAGGGTTGGGATTTTGGGTATTGGTGGAGCTGGGGGGATTTGAACCCCCGTCCACAAGCCTTCTTCGCGCAGTTC